CCGTCATGATGAATTACTCCTTGGTTGAAATTGTGCTAACCCTCAATCTGCTTTTTGGCAGATTCAAAGGCTTCGCGGACTGTACGAATTGGTTTTGAAGACACGTCGGCACTCTTCGCAGAAGCACCCTTGGACACAACCGCAGCCTCCCGTTTGGCTTCAACAATCTTCTTTTCCTCTGGCGTCACCTTGGTTTCTCCTTTGGGTTTGGATTGTTCATACAAACGGTCGAATGCAATCTGTTTATGGACTGCTTCCAGATTCGTGTTACCTGTCGCCAACGCTTTTGCTACGACCGCATTGGCATCGAACAGGTCTCCGTATCTCCGCGACAAAGACTCAATCTGATTCTCCAATTCACGCATCGCCTTGTCTTGCTCGAATGCCTGAATACGAGATTCAAGTTGCCGATACTGCTTCTCCATGGGGTCCAAAAACTCGTCCTCTTCGGACGTTGGTTTCTGATTCACACCATAATGTTGCGAAAGCAGTTCCAGAGTGCCGCTCGGGTCGTTCTGCAAAGCCTCTTGCAAGGCGCCCGCAAACTGCACCTGTCTCCGTTGCTCAGCGAGTTCCTGCGTCTTGCGTGTGTAATCCGCTTGACGCTGGTACCCGTTGAGCGCCTCGGCCAAGGGAACCTCAATTTCTTCGCCATCAACAGTCAACTTGACGGGCTTGTCAGCGTATTCGTTCCAAGCGAAATACTCTTTCGGTTCCCCAACCGGGGCATCACCAGTTTCAACGTCCGCCTCAACTTGCCCTTCTACGGGTGTGTCAGTAACGCTTTCAACGGTGGATTCAAATTCTTCTTGCACAGAGTCCTCCTTCGGCGGTTGCTCTACCCCTAGTACCGGGCACTACATCGTTTGTTCAAATGGCAACTGCGTATTCGCCAACGGAGCACCCGAAGCCAACAGTTGCGACAGAATCTCGGGCGGGATATTGCTCGGCATCGGCATACCGCCAGTCGGCGGAGCCTCAGCCGCGCCCGTACCCGGAGGCAGCCCTTGACCACCCATTTGGGGTGGCATCGCACCCTCCGGACCCATTGGTGGCATCGCCATAATGAACCCTTGCGCCTGCTTGATGCCGAAACCGTACTGCAACACGTAGGTTGCCAGTTTGCCCATGTCCAGAATCCCGGCCCCAGCAAAAGGGACCATCGCATCCACAATCTGCAACGCACGTTGACGACGGAACGACTCATTCATCGGAGCCGTAGACCCAGCCTCAACCTCGTAATCAAACTCGCCCTGAATGTAGTCGCGGTCAAACGTCAACCACAGCGGCTGCGCCTCGGACCCCACCACACGAATCGCCTGCTCGCCAGTCATGAACTGCTGAGCCAACATCACCAGACGACGCGCACACTCACCGATAGAACGCTCAATAATCGCCAACTTGTCGCTCGCGCGCGCATTCGACGCATCCTGCACAATCGCCGCTTCGGTGGCGGTACGGCGAATCTCGGGCAACGCACCCTGCTGATACTCCGTCACACCAGACACACGGTTCATGTCCGACGAAATCAAATCCGACTGATTGTAGAACTCGGGTGGATTGATGACTGCCGGCATCGGACTAATCACATTCCCAAGGTTGTCGTCCGTAATAACGGGGACCATCACGTTGTCCTCGTCGGACTCCAACGCCTGCCGACCGTCCGTGTCAAACGCGGTTTCCTTATACAGCCATTTGCGGGAAAACCGTTTGCGGTGGTTCATCATCTGTGTGCGGGTCTGGTTCAACTCGTGCTGCAACGGCTCAATCGCCTCCAACTCGCCCATCGGATAGAACGTCTCCGGAACGTCATAGTTGCGAATCATCACGAACGGCTGCCCGAACGCAAAAGGTATTTCGCGTGGCGCCACCAAGAACTTGTCCGACCCGTCACAAAACACCGACACCGTGTTGCGGTCAATGTCGTACCATTCAAACACTTCAACATACGAATCCGCCGGGTCCTGCGACCTGCGCGGACGGAACGAATCCTGACCCCATTTGCTGTAGTGGCTCGGCGCAGCCTCACCACGAGCAGTCGAATTGTAACGCTTGTCCTTCTTCACATCCTCTAGCGGGCGGCGGACACGTTGCGCAATCCAGCGCGCATCCTCCATGCTTGTTGCATCCGGGTCAACGAACACGTCAAACGGGGACACCCGTTCAACGAACGGGCGGTCCTCTTTGACAATCAGATTGGATTCCGATACGTTCTCCTCGCGAACCTCCACCAATTCGTCAAACGAATCAAAATTGTTCTCAACAACCCTCTCTTCTTCCACATAGCGGTACCCGGTCTTCACCCACCCGTGACCGACAATCAAACAATCCTTCACCGCGCGACGAAACTCCTTCTGACAGTCATAATGACGCCACCAATAGTTCACAATCGCCTCAGTGACCACCGCTTTGTCCCCGTCCTCTGGGCGGCGGGCATTCACCGTAATCTTCGGATGATTCACCGACACCGATGGCGCAACGATGTTGATGGTGGAGAACGCCATATTGACAAGCAACTGGTCTTCCTTGATGTCTCTGCGGTGATGCTTGCCGCGATACAGGTCAATCATCCGCTGCCACAAATCGTCATACTTCTCCTCTTTGCGCCAACGGCGCGAATGCTCCAACTTGTTGCGGTACCGCTTCAACAACTCGTAGTTAGAAATGCGTGCCATTATTCTTCCTTCCCTTTGTGCCAACCGATATGTTCATCAATTTTCGTACCAATCTTGTCAACCTTGTGCGACACATTCCGAAGCAACACGCGCCCCTCGGCATGCTGTTGGGCGTTCTCCTTGCGAAACCGCTGGAGAATCACCGCCAACGGCCCCGCAATAATCGCCACCGCAATCGGAACGAAAACGGTCTCCATGTCACACCCAACGGGTCCCCACCGGTTCGGCGTTGTACCCATTTATCTTCGCATCCGCAACGGTTTGTTTCTGCCGTTCGCGAATCGTCGGACCATGAAAATCCTCTTGCCCGTACGTGAAACCAAGCCTGATGGTGCGCACATGGCAACGGAAACACACCTCGCCCCTGCGGGGGAGTTCCTCGGACTGAAACGGCTTATCGCACTCTTGGCAGGTGAAATCTTGCATCACTCTTAGCCCCTGCCGCTACTTCTGACGTTATGGGACCCAATCTTGACCCTCTCGGGTTGTTTATCGCGAATAATGTGCGTACTCCACCAGTTCAACGTATTCTTCTTCGGAACGTCATCAGACCTGTACTCGGGCAACCACACATACTTCAACATCTGGTTTGCAATCGCCAACGACATCACCCTGTCATCATGCGGAGAACCATGCATCTTGCCGTTCTCCTCACGCACAAACGTACGCAACTCCGCCACCGTAGCCTTACACCACAACCCCAACGTGGCGTCACGAATCGTCGCATTCAACTCATCCACCGCCAACGGCTTAGACACCGAAGTCGTACGCCACCCCAATGTCTCCGACACCGTAGGATTCCGCTGCCCCAACCTACGCTGCCTAAACAGGTTCTTGTAACCGATTCGTTGCAACCCTTTCAGGGTTGTCAACCCGTGGTTGTTTGACTCAACACCAACCAACGCCTTGTTGTACCAACACCCAATCGCATACAACGCTTCCTCACCGAACAAGTCGGCATCAATATGCCCATGCCAGTGTGCAACCATTGCACCTGTGGAAGCGTTGATGACATGCGCAGAAGAATAGTCACCATACCCCAAACCCTCAGCAACGTCCGCACCAACCACATACACCTCACCATGCTCAGGGAACTCCCACACACAAAACTCGCCACCATCCTCACGGAACTCGTACACCCCACGCCCCGGCAACTTGTGCAAATAACCGCGATACGGTTCATGAAACCCAATCTCGCGCAACGCCTCCAAATCAAATACGGGGCGACCAGACCTGATAAACGCCTCATCGGGGTCAGACGGATACTCCTGCGCCATCTGCCAATCAGGCAAATCACGCTTCTTTGACTCGTACCAATTCTGGTCGCGTTCACCAGCCGACCACGGGAAAAAGACACCAACGAACCTATTACTGCCCGTCTGCGAACCAACCCACAAATCATGAAAAATGTTCCCCTCACCGTTCGCCGTCGACAGGCAGATGACACGGCCACCGACGTCGGCAATCGGCTCAATGGACGCCCACGCCTCATCAGGATTCGGTAGGAACGCCATCTCGTCAATCACCACCCGATACACCGCCTCACCACGCGCAGGGTCATTACCGGACGGCAGAGACTCAATAGACGATTCGTTATTGAACTGCATCTTCAACTGATTGTCCACGAGCACCTCCGGTCCACGGACCTTCATCCACTGCGGCAACATCTTGTACCCGTACTTCGTTTTCTGCAACAACTTGGATGCCTCGCGTTCCGTGCGGGACAACATGACAATGAACCTGTCGGACCAAAAGAACGTCTCCCAAAACACAAACGCCGCAGCCAAAGTAGAAAACCCAATCTGGCGGGCCTTCAACACAATCGTGTAACGATGCTCCAACCAGTGGCGGGCAGTTTCCA